ACTTGATTAAAAGTCAAGTGCTCTACCACCTGAGCTACACACCCTTATATAATTATCAAGAACTGGGCTAGCTGGACTCGAACCAGCGAATGCAGCAGTCAAAGTGCTGTGCCTTACCACTTGGCGATAGCCCATCATCATTAAAATTTAATGATCAGGGTGGGTAATGGGATTCGAACCCACGGCCTCCAGAGCCACAATCTGGCGCGCTAACCAGCTGCGCTATACCCACCATATGTGTTACTTCTATATAATATATACAGATATAGAAAAACGAGCCTGAAGGGATTCGAACCCCCGACCCACGGCTTAGAAGGCCGTTGCTCTATCCAACTGAGCTACAGACTCAAATCTTATAGGTTACCTATAAAATTAAAAAGCGGGTGATGGGAATCGAACCCACGTGATCAGCTTGGAAGGCTGGAGTTCTACCATTGAACTACACCCGCTTATAATCGGGGTGACAGGATTCGAACCTGCGACCTCTTGATCCCAAATCAAGCGCTCTAGCCAAGCTGAGCCACACCCCGTAAGTGTTATGCAATTTCACAACTCATAACGAAAATATATTACCATACTTTATTATGTTTGTCAATTCTTAAAAGAACTGCGGATGACAGGAGTTGAACCTGCACGTCGTAGACACTAGAACCTAAATCTAGCGCGTCTGCCAATTCCGCCACATCCGCATATAATAACGCATTCATGCGAGTTTTTCATATCTCACGCTAGATTATTTACATCTCATAGCGCTAGATTTCTCGTTGACTGCTTGACTAGTATACCAAGCAAAAAACAAAATGTCAAGCATTTTATTTCACATATTTTAAAATAATATTTAACTTCCATCCATTATACTTATAACCATGATGTATAAAAAGTGTTCCATCCTTTGCTAAAGACATTGACAGTATGGCATCTTTAAAATCTGCAAAAGATGTAATGTAAGATATACTTGTGTTGATTATGTGCGTTGTACTTGTTACCATAAACTGTGATTGTGTTCTGACCGCCCTCATGTCAACCAATGCACTGACTGTCGATCCTATTTGAGTCGAATCAGAGGCAACCGATCCACTTTTGGCAGTTGATGATAATGTCACAGGCACAACCTTTTGGTAGATCGGTTTGCCATCAATCCAAGTACCTATCTCAATTTCATCTGTTGAATATACCTCGCTTGAAGCACCACCGCCACTGCCACCAGTTCCATCTTTTCCATCCTGTCCGTCTTTACCTTTCAGATTAGGCGTTGTAAATGTACCTGCTGCCGTAGTGATATCCAGTTTATATTGTGTATCTGTGTTTTCGGCATTTTCTACGATCTGTGGCGAAAATCCATCGACACCATCTTGTCCATCAACCCCATTAGTACCGTCTTTGCCGTTCGTTCCATCCTTACCATTTACACCATCAATTCCATTCTTGCCGTCAACTCCGTCTTTCCCATTAGTACCATTCTTACCAACAACATTGCCAACATCTGTATTCGTGCCATCTGTCAAGGATACAATCAGATGCCCTACGCTGTTAATTGATACGCCAGAGATTCCTACTCCTGTTGAACCACTTGGCAGTTTTTTTATGATATCATCAATCTGAGATTTCGTATAATAATCGGAGAAATCTACATTCTCGCCAGATGATCCACCATTCTTTTTAATTTCCTCTTTAATTTTTTCAACCAGATACTGCAAACTTGTCTGGTCTAAGTATTTATCACTTGGGCTGTCACTAACTCTCATGCTACTCACCGCCCATCATAACATCAATGTCTGATTTAGAGATTCTGCGTGCACCATAATCAGCAGGCGAATATACCGTAGGATTCTTGCTTGTAAACATCAGCGAAAAGCATGAATATTCCTCTTCTGGTTCGGGGATAGACGCAATCTTATCTCTAAGATTCTGTATTCTTTTTTCAAGATATTTGTACGCTTGAGATGTTGTAGTAAATTCTGTAATTGTCTGGCGCATGATATCAATGTCGTTGCTGACTGCTTCTAAGATATCTAAAGCAGATAACAACATCTGTCTTTGGTCTGTTGCCTTATTATATTCTGCCACAGCAGATAATCCATTTTCTAATAAAAATTGTGTATACTGTTCATCAGAAAAGTATTCTTGATTGGATAATTCCATTTTTAAACGATCTAATATCTGCATGATTCCTCCTTTCATTGCATCAAAAAAGGAACCTAGTCGGTTAAACTAAGTTCCCTTGTGTTGGTTAATACACTTCAAACGTGTTTTATTAAATTTATAAATAATTTCTTGTACTCTACCATTTTCATTCCAACATACATTTATAGTATTACGGATTACATTCCGAACATGCCGAGTATCCACGCTGTTTTGCTTCTGATTTAGAAATCGGTATTGAACTCTTCTTTAGGTATTTACAGTCAGAGGTATGATACTTATTTCCGTAATCAGTTATGTAGACCGTACCATCTGTCGACGATGAAGTACCATCAGAGTTTGATGACTCTGAATTATTTGAGTTTGATAAAGATAATGATTTATTCAATTTCTTATATTTCTTTTGTAAATCTTTATATTTGTAATATAAAAAATCATATTTGCCTTTTAACGAAGAATAACCATCCTCTAAATCAATTTGCTCATGGGCTTGATCCATATATAATGATCGGATTCGTTTATTTTCAGATGTAAGATACTTGTTTTTAGCAGATAGTTTATTGTTAGTACGTTTTATTTTAAGATATTTATGTTCTATCTTAGATTTCTCAGATATATTATATCCATTAAAAACAATGCTTAATGCAAGACAAATCGCCAAAAAAATCGCCATTATTTTATTTTTATTCTTCATAATAAATTACCATTTATATCCACAATTATTGCATTGATATGTTTTTCCAATGTTTGAACTCAATATTCCTAGCATCATACTACCAATCACTCGTGAAGTTGCACTAATTTTTTTAATGTTGGTGCTTTGACAATTAGGGCAATGTAATTGTTGAAATTTCCTTAATTCAATTCTTTGCTGAATTTCTTTTTCTTCTTTCTTCTTTTTATCATATTTCTTATAAAATTCAATCGGAATTGTACTAGGAATTGTATGATATTTTTTGCAATATTGTTTTATAGACCATCTATCTTTTTTCTTTGATGCCTTGCACTCCTTTTTAATTTTATGTTTGATAATATTGTCATAATCAAACCAAGTATCATCTTGTTCGTATTCTTGTAAAACAATTTGTAATTCCTTTTCTAGATTAATTTTTACACCATAAACGTCACAATAGCCGTCAGTAGATTCTTCTGTTTTTGGAATAATTTTATTTCCACATAATGGGCACGCTCGTTCATTTGGATTTTTTGTTGTATATTCACATTTCTTACATTTATAAATCACATTATTACCTCATTATCTGTATATTTCTATATGTTTATTATACACTGATTGTATAAGAGAACGCAACTTATTTGATCAATCACTTTAACAAGTCCTTGTATATCTCTGCCTTTTCTTTCATTCTTCTGATTTTTGCTTCTTTATGCCTTTTAATCATGACTTCAATCACTGCGCCTGTTTTATCTACAACAACAGATACCATTGTCATGTATCCTAATAGTGTTACAATCTCGTGCCCTGGCATAGTTAATAATGTATTTAAAATTTCCATATTCGATTCTCCTTATTTGTTTATAAAGATATCGCCACAATCTCTCATACCCTGCACATAAATCTCTCTGCACAGGAGTCGATGATTTGTCGATACCTCACTGATATATCCTTCAAGTTTCTTTGTTTGTTCTTCATTTAAGCAAGATTTTAATTCCTGCAAATGTTCTTCTTCTGTTTTTACTGATTCTGCATAATCCTCGTCCAGTAGTTTTGTGCGTTCATGCACTTCCTTAATTAACTCCTCTGCAAGGTAACTATGCATCATTTCATTATAGATTTCTTTCTTCATATTCTCCATATTGCCGTACCTCTTTCTTTTTTATCCTACTTTATCACACTTAATCCTACTTAGCAATATAATGCACTACCATATGATAAGATACGGTTAAGCGAGGTATGGATATGAAACCATTAAAGAAGAAAGTAAGTATTACATTAGACAGTGATCTGGTTGAAATGATCAAAACGATGGCAGAGGAAGATGATAGATCGTTTAGCCAGTATATTAATATGGTACTGAAAGACCATGTAAACCGTGAAAACGAAGGGACTACGAGTGAGTAGTCCTTATTTTTTTGCCGTGGGGATTTTTGGTGTTTCCTCTAGCCCATATTTGAAAAGAGGGGTAATCGCCTGCAATATCGTCACATTGCACAAATTTTTCTTGTACTTTTGTGCATTTTTACCTGTTTATTCTTCGTTAGAGTACCAATCTAGCGTTGTTTTTGGAAATAATTGGTACAAATATCGACATAAAATTTTGCTTTTATCACTCATTTTAAATTGATTTGAAATACTGATATTTTATCAAATGGATTTTGGAAGATATTTCCAGTGATTCTGACACAATCTATACGTCTTGTTCTTGCAACCATCAAAAAACGTAGCAATACTAAGGATTTTTTGCCCTTAGAACGGCAAATTTTTTGGATGTATCACTCCCAACTATTTCCAAATTACATTCACCCAAAACCTGCGTACCCATTTCGAGTACCCAGACGGTACTTTAGCCCGACTTATTTTTAAGCCCGTTCCTTATCTTTCTCTACATTACCACTAGCACCATTCTCTTCGTCTAACCTCTTCAATTCTGCAACACTGTCCGTGATCAGATCACTCTTTTCCATGACACTCTTTCTACTAATCGCACCGAGTTCTCTCATGGCTTTTAAGTTAGACACCATTTCCGTTGTAGCAACTGGCATATTTACGTTATATACGACCTCAACATCATTTGATACCTCAGTACCCTGCATTTTCAAGATCATCTGGAATCGTCTGAACCTCTCTTGAAACCCTTTGTTCAGCCATTTCTTCGTTTCATCTGCATTGATATTTGCCATATGAAAAAGAATCTTCATTGACACTTCACTGATATTTGCGATATTTGTACTACTACCTAACACACTTGGTATGCAAGCGATATCATTCAACATCTGCTTGATATTATCAAGATATAACTTGATTGTATTGTAATCCATTGTTGTACTAACTACCTTGTAGTCACCATTGTCAAGATTCATTACATATCCTGTTGCATCAGCAGGAATCGTTGATTCAATCCTTTGACCTACAGCCACAGGCATTGGATTCAAACTGTTGATATAAATTGCATCGCCCATCTTACTTAGAATATCCTCTAAGTCATCCATGATTGGCTTAATGTCTGTTAGCATACTAACGCCAAAGTTATAATCCATGTCACTAAAATTGTGATAATGAATTGGTAATCCACACACATTAATCTTACTATCTTCCATATGTAGATACCCACCATCATTGTTCCAATTCTCTACATAAGTAGGGTAATATACATTATAAAATGTGATATTAGTAAATATATCTGTCCACGTTTCAATAAACGCAATGTAATTCCCACGATCATCATAAACAGGATAACAGTCGCCACTATCAAGCACCTTACTTTTGATGATTCCATCCTCTACATATACAACTTCGTAAGCATCGCCAAACTTGTTAACTCTATCCAGAATCTGGTAATCAACCGTTTCGTACTGCCCTAATTTATATATTTCATTAAAATTCTTGATTGTATTCTCGTTGCCACTGAATGACACCTTCTTGCCAAGTAAGTACGTTGCGTGGAATCTCAGTACCGTTTTAGCATAGTTCAGTATCGTTTTTCTGGTAATAAGTTCTTTCCCTTTATAAGCAGAGTTTTCTCGCCCAAGTACCTTATGTCTGCCTGCAAGATAGTCACGATTCGCAATACATTTTGTGATTCTATTCACATGATAAGGTTGATTGACTTCCTCAACAAACCACTTCGCAGGATTCTCATACTTATTTTTATATTCTTCAATCGCCACGTTGTCTCTCCTTTCTGTTTCTTCTATATAATATCGTCTAAAATGGATACCATAATCCATTCTTCATTCCTTGAATACATAAGCACAATCCCATAACTAAGTCATCATGACTGCCACTAATTGCGCCCATACTTCCATTATCATTTGCCACGAATACCTTCATCTCTTCAAGCATATCTTTACTCTTGATCTGGATAAGTCCTTTATCAAACCATTCACGGCAGTCGTTTACAATGATAGATTTTGTTTTATTGTTAGTGTCAAATCCGACCCTCCAGATCGTCCTCTGGAACTCATCATATGTCTTATACTTGGTCATGTTCATATAATGTTGCTCGTACCGCAAACGTTCAATAACACTGTGTCCACCACTTGCCTTTTCAACTGTCAACAACGCCTTGTTATAGTATCTGCCTAAAGCATTTAACACATCGGCATACTGATATGGCTTAATCTTGTTATTTCTAAACTCAGCCACTTGTTGACCTTCTCGATTTAACACAATAGCAGTAGAGTAATCCTGTCCCAATCCTTCGGAGCAATCGACACCAATATAATATTTCTCTCCAATTCGTGGCAACTGCCAGATATGAAACGTCTTACCAAGATACGGCATTAATATAGTAGGTAAACCTGTGACCTGTTTCTTCGCCAATGGCTTGATCTTGTTCTCTACGATCGTAGTCAATGATGCCGTGATCCTCTTAGAGTCAAATAACTGTTGCCCTGTCGTCAAGAAACATTCTGTATCAGTAGATGGATATTCTACTTGAAATGTATCAAGTCCATCTGTAGACACTTTCTTTCTTCGCCAAGCAATCTGCGCCAAAGAAGCACCCATTTTCAATAATTCTTGTTCATCCTCATCAAGTTCCATGTCTTTAATCTTCTGTGACGTTCTTGCTTCATACTCAGCCACGGCTTGTTCATATTGATTGGCAAACAATGATTTACCGTTAATCCAATTAAAAAAGAATGGTTTATATGAATTGTCTCCATTCTTTGCCTGAATATATAATTCTGAAAATTTGTTAAATCCATTTGCAGTCGATTCAATAATAATTCTTCCAGATTCACTGACCGCTTGAGATAATGCGTGTAACTGTTTATCTGCGTTCTTCCAAAATGCAAACTCAGACAGATGCACGATACCATTCAATGTATCTCCACGCCCAATCTCTTTGTTCCCTGCCGTCAAGCAAGTAATCTTGCTACCGTTATCAAAGCATAACGCCTGTCTGTTATTTACAATCAACTTCGGTTTAATGATATCTGGTAGTGAGTGATACTGTTGTTTCAACTTGTCAAAAATAGTATTACAACTTGATTGATTATGAGACACCAGAAAACAAGTTGTATTTTCGTGTACTACGCACTCTCTGATTGACAGCGCAATGGTAATAGATGAGATACCTAACTGCCTGCTCTTTAAGATAATGTTGTTAGATTGCATATTCTGTACCAATTCCTTTTGCTCATCTGTTAAGATAAATGGCACAAGTTTACCTTCTTTGTCCGCAATCTTGATAAATGATTCGATCCATGCCACCTTATTCTCGTCTTGCCACAGCCAAGCAAGTTTTTGTGCGTTTGTCTTACTAATCATCACGCACCGCCTCTGAGAGCAGGAATGTTAATACCAGATAACAGCACGTCTAATTCGTCCTCTGAATCTTCAAAGAAGTCACTATTGTGGAAGTTCTCCACATACTTAGCAGCATTGACATCTCCGTTCAGTGCCTTGTTCATCATTTTCTGGTAAATCTGCATCGTGTTTAAGGTTCTCATATTTTTCATGTATATTTTAATTGCTTTCTGTGCATCATCACGAATGAGCCAGTTATTCTCACAAAATTCCTCTGTTTTATTCGTTCCATCCTTGCTTTTAAATTGCATATCACATTGACATAATTCGTCCCATTTGCATCTTTTTTTCTGGTCTGACAGATACCACTGCACATATTTAGCAATGTGGTATGGGCAGATTTCCTGCATCTTTTGAAGCAATGTTTTATCTTTACTCTTTGCCATTTGTTTCTCCTTTCCTGTTTGATTTTAAAAGTCCAATAATATCCGATTGCGCAACTTGTTGTGCGATCGAAGTTCAACATTTAAGTGAGCGTAGCGAATCTAATGTTGGACATCTAGGGGTTTGGGGGCTTGTCCCCAAGAGGATGGGGAAACCTTTACACTCACAACTTATCTGGCACCATCCGACACACATTTTGTTGTAGGTCAAACGCCCACTCCTACGGGTGGTCATTTCGACCCACACAAAATATATGTCAGTATGGATGCCTATTAACACAATAAACACGCAAAAAACGCTTCGCTTATTTTCGCTTCCTGTCAATTGCGGCAAGCGCAATTTCCTTATGTGGAAGATTACTTTTTCTTTTTAAAATCGTCGTTTTCTTCAGTATTTATAAGGGTTTTGATGCATTTTGCGTACGTTTTCGTTACGACCCTATATAGAAGCATCGTAACAATTTCGTACGCAAAATTGCAAAAAGTCCAGTAATATTAACAAAAAACGACGATTCTATACTCTCGCCCTAACTATCGTCCACAATCTAACGTCCTTACTACGACCATCAATTTTTCGTTTTGTTCTTTTCTCATTTATCTTATAAGGTATCCCCATCTGCAATAATCGTTCATTTATCGTCTTTGCGGTTTTAACAATTCGTCTATCTTTGCGTATAGCCAATTCCTGCACAAGTTTATCTTTCTGGGACTTATCACAAAATTCTGTTTTATCACTTGCATATCTATCCAAAGTAACCATGATATTAATGTACTCTGGTTCATAAATCTCATACTTCCATTTTGTTATGTTGCCAAATTTGTCATATTTGTGCGTCCTCTCGAACTTATCAGCAAGATATGAGCAGTATCCATAATCGCTGAGATTTACCATCTTATTGTATAATTCGATATCGCTTTCTTTCTTCTTAAGCATCAATTCATTGACCTTCAAGCAATTATCCTTTTTATCAGTATAGATAATTCCACTTTTATCTACGTTTGCGTTAAATCTTGGATATTCCTTGTAAAATTCTTCTTCACCATTGAAATCGAGGAACTGTGCAGGCGCAATATCTTTCTTAATCTGTGTAACCATACCACCTAATTGTTGATTTGTTCTTGCACGAATGTAAACATCAATCTTCTCTGAGTATGCGCCATTGTCTTTTCTTCTACCGATACGTCTTCTGCCCATGCACTGGATCAGCGAACCAAGATCACGAATGTCAATCATTACCTCTTTTACATCTTTGTCTTTTATGTTAACTCCTGCATCTAGGCAAGCAGTAGTGATAAGTAGGTTTTCTTCAAATCTCTCATTTTCGAGCATCTGACTCAATTTCTCTTTGTCCATATACTTGGCATAATCTTTATTGCTGTCACTGCAACAAAAGATTGCATGATCTTCGAACTGCTTGTATAACTCGTATGCCTTTTTGGCAGATTCAATAAAGAAGATTGCCTTCGTACCTTTGCAAATTACCTCTTCTGCTTTACGTTTAAATGCGTCCTCTCTGTAAAAGAAGTAGAGTTGATTGATAAATGACCAATTGGTTGGTATCTTGTATTTAAGGGGCTTTATGCCTTCTCTGATGCCTAATTTTTGGGCGTTATCTGTTAAATAATCTCTCATATAGGATTCAATATTTTCGCCTGTTGCACTCATGAAAATCTTTACTGCCGTAGGACATTCCATTATCATGTCATAAGCCACGTCTGTCGTGTCATTAAAGGACGCATCTTCTGTGAAATAATGATATTCGTCTGATACAATGTAACCGTAGTCGTATGGATTAAAGAAGTCCTCTTCTCCGAAGTCATTGTATCTTGACTTGTGCATGGAAAACTTCTGATATGTCACTATATCAATCACATCATCTTTGCCGTCCGCTTCAATCTCCATGATAAATTGATCAACACATTTGCGACGATGGATAAGGAAGAGAATCTTTTGACCCTCTTCCTTCGCAATATCATATAAGGTGTTTTTTATAAAGTAGGATTTGCCAACGCCAGTACCTGCCTCAATTATGACAGGTACATCTGGTTCCCATTTCTGAATATCTTCAACTGTAATTAGATCGCTTACTCTTGTATTTTTACTTACTTTTCTTGTATTTGTTGCCATATTTTGTTGCTCTCCTTGTTTGATTATTTAGATAAGTATTCTTTGATTGTCTTTTCCAGATTCTCAGATTGTCTAAAAATAAATACATTCTTGTCTGGACATTTTTCGTTACGTTCCATCTTCTTTAAGATGAACCCCTGCATCATTAAATATCCTGCGAGTGCTTGATTGAATATAATTTTATTATCTGTTTTTGTTTTGTTCATGTGTTTGTTCTCCTTGTTTTGTATTTGTTTAGTTTAGTAGTCGACAAACTGTCGATTACTGAATATTAATTAGTAGTTTCTTGACTTAAATTTTTGCTACCACTATTGTTGGTAGGTAACACTTTAGTCCGTTAAATTGTATGACCAAAATTTTTGGTAGGAAGATTGTTCATACCTAAAACTTTAGTCCTCTAAACTGTCGATTACTGACCTAAGTTTGACCCGCTAACATTATTAGCGGTTAAGATTTTGAGTGCTAACATTATTAGCACCTAAATTCTTGGTACCAAGATTGTTGGTACCTAAATTTTGTCTACGAACATTATTCGTGGTCAAAATTTTAGTCCGCTAAACTGAGGACTACTGACCTAAATTTGACCCGCCAATAATGTTGGCGGTTAAGATTTTAGTCGAATAATTCTTTTTTCAATGCTATTCTTTCCTCTCTTGCTATATTAAGCAAGTCCTCTTTCAATTCTTCCGTACCATCAAAGAGGAATATTGTTTTGATTTTGTTCTTTCTGTCTGGGCGCACTTGCTTAATATGGTGACCTCTGCGCAATAATTCATTTGTCAGATCACCATTATGTATTACAATCCTTCCGTCACTTGTATATTCCATTATTCCTTCACCTCGATTGAATAGTTTAGTAGATTTGTCTTAGTAAGCGCATAGCAATATGGCTCTTTTGGAATTATCTCATCATATCTCTTCGCTCTTTTTCCATAAATATCTTTCACGACGTCGATAAAATATTTATCTGGATAAAATCTATCCTGTGGTAGTTCAATTTGAAGATTTGTGTCTGTATCCCATAAAAGAGTATCGTTGATTGCATCTATATCAATCTTCGTGATCACATGACCTTTTTTTAATGTAATCTTCTCTTTTAATTTATACTTATCTTTTATATTTTGAAACTCTTCAATGCTATGTCTTTCAATACAATGATAAAATTCTGGCAAGTCCAATATATCTACCAGATAATGTTTCACATGCTTCTGATATCTTGAACTGTAGTATCCTAGATATGCGCTGTCGATTGCAAGCAACATCATCATTGCTTCATCAGTTAAACCTTCTTTTTGTAAATCATATAATGACCAAAGTAGTAATACTGTCGATCCTGCATATTTCTCTGTATAATTTTGTCGTGTGATATTCTCCATAAGATTTGGATTGATAGATTCTTCGTTTTTGTAATCAATATTTGAAAAGCGTGTGATATGATTATCGAAACATTTGCCTTTGTGAAGTGCCAGATCGACGCCAATTCCTGCTGACTGTGTGGCGTTCTTTGTTTTTCCTTTGAGGTCTTGTCCCTCATGTCCTTTTACTTTCTTTTTTAATAAAAATATTTCTTCAACATTCCATCCCATTGCTTGCTTTAAGATTGCGCAAGATAGCAATGAGTCAATGTCATCTGTTAATATTGTGTGATATTTATTTTCCGTGTCTTTGTACCATGTTGGTACATTCTTTGTTTGATTCTTCTTCATATCTGTCACCGATTAGGGAGCAAGATGAATCAACACCTTGCCCATCTAATTGGCAAACAAACATGAAAGTGAATAAGAATTTATACATCTTACTCACCTTCCTTTCTCCATTTGTTAATTCTGGTTGCTAATTACCGTGTTTCTCCAACTATAATTAAAATCATTGAAACTATAATATAATTACCCTATGCCCCGACATGGGGCACAGCAGTTATTCTTTAACCGAGTTATTTTTGACGCGGGCTTTTTTGCTTGTTTTCTTTTCCTCTCGTGGCTTTAGTAAGCCATAACAGCAGTCGAGCCAATCATTGTACATCTTCTCGGTTGGTATTACCTCGCATCTTTCGATGCCCTTAATCCATCTGGTCGAACAGCCGAGACACTCAGCCATGTATTTTTGTGTAAGGTTATGATAAATTCGTAAAAACTTTAAACGATCTCCGCCAAGCATCTCTTTGCTCCTTTCATTTATTCTCCATCACTTACTGTTGGTGTGATTGTTGATCCTGCAACAACAACACCACTGTCGTCAATTAATGCAACTGCATAGTATTCAGAGCAGTACACTGTAGTTGTTCTTGTGCTTGCATCTCTAGCAGGTTCAACGAATGGATTCTCTTTTGGAATTAATCCAATAGATTCCTTTTTGATTGTCAGGATATAACCCTCATGTTTCGCTGTATCGTAAAGACGATCAGTTACTAAAACAGGGATTCCTCTGAAATAACCTAACAGATTATTTTGCATAATACCTGTGCCATCTGTAGTGAATGTTTTTGTCTTATCAACAAATCCATCCATTTTAAGGAAAGATGGGACAAATGCGCTATGGATATAAATTCCTGCAAAATCTTCTGCGTTAGCATCATCTCCGTATAAACCTAAGATTGCGTTCATCTCATCAAATGTAATCTGATGTTTTGTAGCAAGTTGGCTTTTTAAAGGTGTTGTCAGTGCAACATTAATGCAATCAGTATCAAGTTTTCTTGCCAGTGAGATTGCCTGCTGTTTTGCGGCTTCATCTAATGCATTTCCGAACTCAACTGCGTCGTCGTAGTCATTTACGGATACAGCAGGAGCCGCTACCATCTTAATAGTTGCCTGTGTTGATGTCTGCTTTAATGCTGTCTTATCCATCGCTGTACCAACTGTGATGTCTTTGGCATCTCCGATATAAGCCCATTTTGGCATAGATACTGTTTCCCCAGGTTTTCCAACAAGAGATTTAACAACCTTTGCGGACTGAGAAATAACTACCTTTCCTTCAATTTTTTCTCTGACTAATTCCGCATAAACATCTGGAATGATCATGTTTTTATTAACTGCATTTGTAGAATTGTTATTAATATTTGCCATTATGTTTTCCTCCTATATTATTTGTTAATTTGTGTTTTAATGTCTGCAACATCTTCTCTGATGTCATCAAGGTCATCCTTATAAGATGTAAGCACCTGTACGAATTCTGCATTTGTGGCAGATAATTTTTCATTTTGTTCCTGTGCCTTTGAGATGACTGAATATAATTTTTCTTCACGAGTTTCGTTCTGTGACTGCGATTTTTCCCACAATTTCCATATGAAAAAAGCCATGGCAATTACCATGACGATTGGGAATCCTAATTGACTAATCGCAGTTTGAAGTACATTGTAATCCACTCATTTGTCCTTTCCGAAAACCGTATGAGCCGAGCGCAAAAGTTCCCTCGGGTTAACGGGCGCAAAAGTTCCGTGGTTCTCCATTGCGTATTTTTACGCAGTGGTTTCCCCAAATGTGGGGAATTATCTGGCTAACGCTTTATACAACTCAGGATTGTCTTGAAAAAGTTGTGCCTTTTCTCCGTAAGACATTTTCTTGAAGTCGGATTTGCTAACTGCTTGCTGTTTACTGTGATTGGTGGGTTTATTACCATTGTTTAACAGATAACCATTGATTGCCACACTCACGGCTTCTAATCCTGCATCGACATCTTCGCCAAGATTCAGATACTGTCCTAACTCTGTTGGTAAGCCAAGGTCATTAAGTTTAGTAGATAATTCTGCTTGACGTTCCTTTGCGAGTAATTGCTGTTCTCTTGCTTCGAGTTCCTTAATACGATTTTCAAATTGAATTTCGCTATCTGATTTCTGCGCAGGTTTATATTGTTTTAATTCTTCTTTTACAGTTCTGAGTTCGTTTGAATACTTTGTTCTGATCCTATCGCCCTCACTTTGAAGAATCTGTTGTACGCCTGCAAGTTGTTCTTCAGATAAATTTAATGTTTCTAGTTGCATTTCTTCACTTCCTTTCCAGTTGCAATCTATATAGCCCTGCAATTGCAGTTCCATCTGTTGTTGCCCCTGTTTTGTTGTGTTAATTTGTTGTATCAAAAAAGACCTATCGCAATTGATAGATCTCTTTCTTCCTTATATAATTGTGTTTAACGTCGCAGATTACGACCTTAGGATTTCTAATATGGCATTTTGCCACCTTAAGATTCAAGGGTTACCGATTTGGTAACCCCTGCTACGTCTATATACATTTGAATTAAATAACGAACATTTTTATGTTGGGGATATGCGCCCCCTTATACGCACATTTCAAATTTCATTTTGTGCCGTAAATACGGGACTTGTAAATAATTTCCAATTTTTCAAAGTCGCTAAAACACTAGGTTTTTAGCCAAATTTTGATTTGTCCACGTTGGCAATTTGATAGCGTTACATGTCTAATATATGCTTCTCCATATACGCACATTTCGTGTACTGGATATCCAGTACATTTGAAAATTAACAAAAATTTCGTACTGGATATCCAGAACATTTTAACCCAATATCAAATGCTAACATTCTTTGATTTTCAAAATATATGCTTCTCCATATACACACATTTCACCAACCGTTTTTTTCGGCTGTTTGTCATTTTTAAAAAAATATTTAACCGAAAAAAACGGTTGTTTTTTGACCAATATCAAAAGTTCAATTTTCTCGATTCTCAAAATATATGTGCCCCCCTTATAGACACATTTCGTGTTCCGTATATACGGAACATTTTAAAATTGGCAAAAATTTTGTACCGCAAATACGGTACATTGTAATTTTTAAGTAATAAATGTACCACAAATACGGTACAATTATTTTTGTCTGATAGCGTTACATCGTTCTTCCTATACCGACACTTAGCACATCGTCTGTAATTGGCTATTTTACTGAGTTTTTTGATAGTTTCTGAGAGGTAACTGAGAAGTTTTTTGACGTTTTTTTACCAAAATTCATGTTCTCCCTATTGTTGTACTTAACAAATCTTTAAAAACCCTTGTAAAATAAGGACTTTGTTATTTTATTTTTGCAGCAAGGGAGAAGTTTTTTGACTCTTTTTTACTATTCTACTACCATCTCTCCTATAGTTCCACTTAACTGATCGTCAAAATATGGCTTAAAATCTGGATTTGGTAACTGTATTTTTGAGTCAAGGGGGATAATTTTGGATTGATTTTTACTAAAACATTCTTGTCCTTCCTATTATTCCACTTAAAGCATCATCAAAAAATGGCTTAAAATAAGGACTTTGTGATCATGTTTTCAAGGTAACTAAGACGATTTTTGACGTTTTTTTACCAAAACATTCTTGTCTCTCCTATATGTCCACGAAGCACAACCGCTAAAACTCTTATAAATACTGCATTTAAAGCACATATTTTTTTTAAAAGGGGAAGATTTTGGACTCTTTTTTACTATTTTTATCCTGCCATCCACATGTCCCCTATTACAACAAGATTGCTGTTTAAAAAAGTCCTTGTAAATACTTGGTTTGACACACCTTAAAAAATAAAACCAAGGAATTTTTTGGACGTTTTTGTCTAAATGTCCATGTCTCCCTATTACAACAAGATTGGCAAACCTCGAACACCGCATAAACACTGGGTTTGAGCGGTGTCGAAAAATAAAAGTGGGAACTTTTTTGCCGTTTTTTTTCCAAAATTGTTCTTCCTATACGTCCACGAAATTGATTCTTTAAATACCGCTTAAACATAGTGTTTATGCGGTATTTAAAATTTAAAGGAAGATAATTTTTGGCGTTTTTTTACCAAAAATCTGAACCATTGCAAATCTGCATAGGTTGGATCTACAACAACCCTAAAAAGGGTCATTGCAACCGTCCTCGTTCTGAGGACACTTAAACTAATGACTCCACGGTAACGTCTCTAGTGGCTTCCAGTTTCTTGGCTGTATGATAAACTCTAAGTGTAAATTTCTTTCCAATCGCACCATTATCTGTTGTCTTTAGAGTTAATGTATTGGCTGTCGTGTCAAATTTCTCTGTTACAAATGTAAACGAATAGTCGCTAGTAATCTCATACTGCAAGCCATCCAAATGTTCTTTTACGCCATCATTCTTAGTAACAAAAGTAAATACTATGTCTTTATTTGTATACATTTTACTGTATCTACTCGTGATGGATAAAGTCCATGGATTAACCTCTGGCTCGCTCTCAGTTACTGTGATTTCATCTGTTGTAACCTCTACATCGTGTTCTGTCCATCTTGCAGTAAATTTCACTATACCTGCCTTGATAAAGGTAACTGTGCCGTCCTGTGCGATTGTCGCTACATCATTATTTGATGATGTCCACTCAATAGTAGGATTAGACACTATTTGGTCATTCATATAGGCAGTTGTTTCCAGTTTGGTAACACCTACTAGTCCCGAGTCGGTACTGGAAGGAATCTGATACGCCTTATCATAGTCGCCTAATACAAGGCGATAATTAACTGTTGGCTGTTCATCTGCGGTGCGCTCGCAATACAAGTGACAGATGCCATTCTTGCACATGATATTCTTAATCTTATACGTTCCACCGTACTCGTTGAATGTACCACCTATTGTTAAGCGTTTAGAGTCGCTATTTTCCTCTAAAATCAATTCTAAGTCGCCCGACAACAAAATCATCGTCCCATCACTTGCGGACGAAATTGAGGTCGTTTTCGTGCAAATAACCCTAAGCCCTGTGACAGTTCCAGTATTAAGATTTAAGATACCGTCTGTCTGCTGTATTGCCGACTTGTAGTATACGTCATTTTCGGCTGTTTCCTTGTTTAAGGCAATGTAGTAGTTACCTTTATACTTTAAAAGCGTTCCTATGTCCACAGGAGCGTCTATTGCGTAGTATATGATCGAAGTGTCTCTATCCTCTAAGCCATCGTTATTCTTGCGAAAGACAACCATAAAATCCTGCGCCTGTGTCACGGCTGTCATAGTTTTTCCTTCTCGTTGTAGTGTTCTTGCAAAACTTCTTTTTAATGTGTCCAATCGATTCACCGTCCTTTCCTCATTGAGATGTGAGTGCCTTCATGTTCATGGTTCTTTATAGTATCTAGTGGATTGAATCTTTCAAAGTCAATCTGTAAATCATTTCCAAATAATGTAACATACTCTTTGGTCATGTCTAAGGTAGAGTGTCCCATAATCTTTTGCAGTCGAAATATATCGCCACCGTTGATGATCCAATGCTTGGCGAAGGTATGTCTAAATAGATGGCATGATGTTTTGTTCACATTGTGTTTGATATTATAATTGTGTACTAACTGTTGATATGTTCTGACGGCTGACTGCTTGCCATAATCATTGCAGAAGAGGTAATCTTCTGGTTCTCCGCCACGAATTTCCAAGTATTCCTGCAAGATTGCAGATAAGGATTCAGATAGAGGGATTACTTGTTGCTTGCGGTTCTTGGTCTTGCGTAGCACGATAAAACCACTTGAAAAGTCAACGTCACATATTCTTACATTTAATGCCGTACGGATACGGTTTGCTGTTGCAAGTAAGTAGTTCTCGAATACCCACGTTTTGTACTCGGCAAACGTGCATTTGCGCAGATTTGGTTTTTCTAATAGTCGTTCTAATTCATCATCGGAGTAAGTTTGCTTGATTGGTTTTTCGATTTTGCATAATTGTATTTTAAAAGATTTCATATAGCCACAGTCCATACAGTAGTACAAAAACGCTCTGAGAGTTCTAAGATAAGTGTTGATTGTAACATCTTTGATTCGTACATCATCACGAAGCCATAAGATATAGTCGTCAATTGTGTCCTCTGTAATTGTAGATAGTCGTTTTCTTGGATCACAAAAATCAAAAAATCTTTTATTGATTTGCTTGTAAGATAAGATAGTTTTGTCTGATAAGTTTCTGACTTTGCATTTTTTTAAATACATTTCAAATGCTTGATTAAGAGTTAGATTTGTTGGATTTGACATTTTTATTTTTTGCATGATTTACCGCCTTTCATAGCACTTGACTAGATCAAGATTAAACGAAAAATCTAGCGAAAAACAAAAAAGCGATTCAGAGATAAAAACTCTCTAAACCGCATGAATACGTACTTTTTCGAATGTTCGAATTGATCACTAGAACCTAAATCTAGCGCGTCTGCCAATTCCGCCACATCCGCATAGTGAGCGTGCGGGGATTCGAACCCCGGACAACTTGATTAAAAGTCAAGTGCT